CTACCTGTTAAATCATCTTGAGCCCATCTAGTCATTACTAACAAGATGGAACCACCTGGTTGTAAACGTTGTCTGGGTCCCGAATTGTACCAATCGTATGCTCTCTCCATAGCAGAATCCGATAAGGAATCCTGCTCTGTATGAGGATCATCTATAATAAGCAAATCGGCCCCTCGTCCTGTGATAGAACCGCCAACACCCGCTGCAAAGTATTCACCACCATGATTGGTTTCCCACCTGCCTTTTGCTTTACTATCTTCCCTAAGTTTAACATCTCCGAAGATCTGTTTGTACTCTGGGCTATCAATTAAATTTCTTACCTTACTACCAAACCTACCTGCAAGTTCTGCGTTGTGAGAAACTTGCATAATTTTTTTCTTAGGAAACTTCCCTATATACCAAGCTGGATACAAATAAGATGCAAATTCAGATTTAGTATGACGGGGTGGCATATTTACAATGAGCCTCCCTTTTGAGCCTCTTGCAATATTTGTTAGTTCATCAGCAATATGTTGATGATGGCCCCACTTTTCTCTTTCTTTTGCTTTTCTGCAAATAAAATCTGGCCAAACCGCTTGAACAAAATATAAAAAATTGTCCTGACAAAGTTTAATGTGTTCAATAAATGCTTTTTCTACACGATCTCTTAATTGATCAGTAGTTAATGTATCGAGATTCATAAGTATTTTATAGTTTATACATGTGTGTTTCTGATTGTAAAGGGCAAGCGTCAGGTACCATAAACAAGCAAAAAGGGGGGTGGGGTTCGGGCTGTGGTGATGCTGTAATTTTGGTGGGTTGGTACCTCTATTGAGGTCGCAAGGTGGGTTGCGTGGCGATCTAGTCGCCACGCAATCGGAATTGATTAGCTATTGTTTGGTGGTTGATTGCCTGTCAGCATATTAACAACATCAGACATTTTATCTAATACTCTATTTCTAAAGTCATCAGCTAAAGGATTGCCATTGTTGATTAAGATAAACTCCTCAACTGCACTTTCCAATAACTTATAAAGTATTTGGTAGTTAAGGGTTTTACCATGCTGATCTTCATTCAATAGTGATTGCACTCTTGATTGATCTATGCCTTTGTTTTGCATAGTCGTCTGTATCATTTGAGATAAAACACTCATTGATGGTAGGTTGCTATTGTCATTATTATTAGGCATTAGTTATTTCTCCTTTTTTTAGTTTTTGTTTTTGTAGTTTATCATCAAAGGGTTTTAACTCAACAACTTTGATTTGTTTATAAAAGCCATTTAAAAGAACTTGTAATTCTTTAAATGAAATTTTCTCATCAGTTGTTGCTTTGCCTGTTACATAATCAATAAAAGATTTACTATCAAATCTTCTGCTCGTTCTCTCAATCTTTTGAATATATCTAGTGTTAGATAAAATGATTATGTTTTGTTTTAACTTTAAAAAATATTCAGATACTAATTCTTTTGTATCAGCTTTTAAAGTTTGGTACTTACTAAACAAGTATGATTGATCTATGTATGAATTACACACTTGCTTTTCGTTCTTTTCTAAAAGAACTTTTTTTGCTTTTTGTGTTGTCATTATTATTTGTCCTTTTTTAATTGTTAATCTATAAAATATAGATTTGTCTTAAATCTAATTTATTTTAAAAGATAATGCAAATTCTTTTTTTATCTAAAAAAAGTCTTCCATAGAGCAACACACATTGAGATTTGAAACCTAATGCGACCTAGACATCATAGTAAATTTTTAAAACTTGAACTGACGAAAAATTTCGCCAGAACTGGTGCTGGGAACTGCTGCTGGCCAGGTGCTGCTATTGGTCTATAACGAGGAACGAGATCGCAACGACGACTACAACGAGGATAAGCATATTAAAATCTATCCTTTCTATAATTTTTTAATCGTTTGATCTCTGAATGTATTTCCTGCAAATGAAAAGTTGAACAGTCTTTTATAAAGTCTGCACACTCCTTTCGCATTTCTTTCTGTTCTTCAAAAGCTTTGGCTTTATTTTTACTTTGAACTTCTTGAATAGCTTCGTCTTGTCTTACCATTTGTTTCTCTCCTTGTTGCGTAATAGTTAATTTTAGAATTACTAACACGAGTGAGTAAAGTCTTCAACTTAATTCTACACGTTCTTCCATTTTTATTTTTAAACCAAATCCATTGGTCAGCTTTATCCGTCATCTCCACCTGTCCTTCAGGAACTGGGCTGGGACGCCAGTCCTGTAGTTAGTTAAAAAAAAGTTTCCCGATCAAACGAGAACGAGAACGAGGTCTAAACAGGAGCTACTCTGACAAAAGACCTCGCTCGTAGTGTGAGTATCTACCAACTACAATGATAGATAGCCACTTTCTTTTCTGCAATCATGTCACGACACCATTGCAAAAACTCTAAATCCATTTCTTTATTTTCTTTAACGCTTTCCTCTTGGAACTGTTGCCCCCAAAAGAAACCATCGGCTACAAAGTAATCACTATACCCATTCTTAATAGCTTCGGTTAAATCCTTCACGAGTTCCTCTGTAATAAATACAGGTTCATCGCCACCATTAAAACCGAGATGACCGAGATCTCCTTTGTGTTCTACATGTTTGTTTTGTTTAGCGTGTTGAACTGCCATGAACTTTTGAAGTCTTGCGTGTTTTCTCCAAACAAAACCATCTTCTCTTGGCTCATGTTGATCGGAATAAATTTTATCCCAATCAGGTTTTTGATCTCGCAAATGTGCAAATTGATCTAGTCCCATTTTTTTCTCCTTTGTTTTAGTTAATGATAAAGACTTATCATAGATGGGATAGAAGTCAAACTTAATTTTTTCCACAGGTAATACAGCTTCGTACCCTGATCCAGCAGGAACTGGTGCTGGCTGCTGCGCCTGGCCAGCTCCCTGGAAAGCCATAACTACCAACGAGACCACGATCCAGAACGAGAACGAGGTAAGCTCAGGCCAAAGAAATAGAGCAAATATTAGGAGAACTATGATGAACACGCTGCTTCACCAGCTGGTGCCTGGCGCTCTTCATCTAGGTCCTGCGCTACCGACTCAACGGCGAGCCAAACGAGGGTGCATCTTAGTTGGTCCAGTGAACCGGCATCCTTCGCAACAATTGCTAAGTACTGCATGATGGTCTGACCGCTTTCTTCAGCAAAACGTTGTACAATATCCCAAATTTCTTTTTCATGTTCGTCATGGAATGCGGTGGTTTCCCAATAGTATATCAATCCACCGATGCCTCCTTCGCAGCCGTGCTCAGCAATATCTTTAATTAAGAATCGTTCTTCTTTCTCACCGAGAACGAGCCACTGTTTGATGTCTACAGTCCCCATGTTATTCCCTCCTTATCAGTCTTAAATCTGATTAGATCTCCTAATCTTAGATGATCTAGAACAGTTGGAACGTTATCTAGCTTACCCATTCCTTTCTGACGATCACCCGAAATGATTCGCACCCACATCTTTTCAGTAAGACCATCTACGTCAAACCATACGTACACATACTCACGCATCTTTCTGTTCTTCTCTAACTTTTTAATATTAAAATATGTTTCTTTCCCATGTTCCTTACACGAAAAGACTATGTTGTCCTTTTCCATCTGTTTTCCTTTATATGTTTATAGATATAATTCCTGACCCAAACAAGATCAGAAGATATATCGTTGTTGTATATATAATCCACATGTGTGTATAGATAAGACCTCATGGGATAGATGTCAAGAACTATTTTCAAATAAATTTTCGAACAGCAGGTGAGCAGCATCACAGCCGCTGCTGGCGACTGGTGCCCAGCTCTTTAATCAGGTAGGCAAAATGTACATTTCCCAACGAGGAAACGAGGATCCGAGCTTCGGTTCCACGCCAGTCTGCTGCTGGCGACACCAGCTGGGAGGGATGGCCAGGGACGTTGGGCATAAACGAGGAACGAGAACGAGGAACGAGGAGTGGCAAACGAGGATTGGTGAAGGCCACGGGCCAGCAAGGACCAGCCCGTGGTGACAGATGATAAATAAGAAAAACCGAGGTTTCGCCACGCTGCCTCTCTCCATGGACGGAGGCCAGAGCTTTACTCTTGAGTAATCCTTACAGACTTTTCAGGTATATCAAACGAGGTTTCGCTGTCAAGAACTATTTCTCACCAGCTGCATCCTGAGCTCCTGCCAGGCCAGCTCCGGTACAGGGTCCGGTGAGGTATAAACGAGAACGAGGGAACGAGAAAACGAGGATGGGGACGAGGGATCCACCTCACCGGACACTCTGTAAAGTTTTAAGGCTCTCTGCGAGAGGGCCGAATGC